CTTTTATTTCTTGTTTAGATAATTCTCTGTCACCATATCCACCCGTTCTTGCTATAGATTCTGCTTGTGATAATCCATAATTAATTATGTCATCACATAGTTTTGGTGGTATTGCTGAAGTAAAATACCAATAATAATTAGATATATTCATATGTTATAGTCTGTATAAAATTTAAACTATCTTTTTGATTATTAGTTATGTAATACATATTAGTTGATGGAAACATAATGAACATATTATTTTTAAGTTCTATGTCCCAACTTCTACCTTTACGTCTGTTATCTTCAAAGTGTATTCGAACCATACAGTCTTTAACTTTTACACCATATAATAATGTAAAGTCTGGAGAGTTACGTAGATCCACTGGATCAATATTTAATAAAGGAATAGTTGTTTCCGCAGGTTTATAGATATTTCCCCACGTGTCTTTGTTAATTAAATTTACACCATACTCAAGACCAATGTGATCTCGCATATATGTATTTAATATATCCCAAGTTCTTGAGAACGGAAAATCTTTGTTTTGAATTACTGATTGTAAAATGTCGCCTGATAATTTATCTCGGTCAATGTCCCAATCTTTAGGCATCGCCACATCACCATAATATAAAACTTGTTCTGTTAATACTTTCTTTTGCATACCTGGATGTAATATATACATCCGTCATTTATAATGTCAATTGATATTAAAAGAATTGATCTAGATCAATTATGCTAGTCTATTTGTCAAATCCCAGGCTTGAGTTTCTTCATTCCAGCTATAACTCCACATATGAGTACTAGCTGTATTTTGTGATTCTTGTTCAGCTGTTAATGCTGGAGCATCGCCGATTGGTGATTTCCAAGAAGCTGATTCATTGTGTTTTACCCAAGATGCATATGGTTTTTTAGGCCAGAAAATTTGATCATCCTCGTCCCAAGTATAACCTATACCTGCGTAATTACCTCTTAAAGGTGTACCACCATCTTTATGTTGACCACCAGATGTATTGTATGAAGTTTGAATCCACATTTGTGCAGGCCAATTATTGTGTGTTTCTAAATATTGTTGACCTACTGATTCATCTTCAACGCCATCAGCGTTTAACATATCACCATTATTCAAAGTTAATACTTGAATAACTTTTCCGTTAGCTCCTAATTTTGCAAAATGTGCCATAATGTTTCTCCTTATATATTAATTTTAATTATCATTCAACTATTGATATTTATATCTAATTACTACAATTCCTGAACCGCCTGCTGCACCAGCTCCTCCATAAGCGCCTCCGCCACCACCACCTGTATTAGCTGTTCCAGCTGTTCCAGCGCCACCACCACCGCCATCTCCACCACCACCTTTAGTTGGAGCAGGAACAACACCTCCTCCTAATCCAGCTCCACTAGGTGCAGCAAAACCACCACCACCGCCGCCGCCAGCATAATAAACTGTTGATCCTGTTATTTGTGTATTTGTAGCAGTTCCACCATTTCCGCCCATTGGGTTTGGTGTACATCTAGCTGCTCCTGCAGCTCCTGCTCCTCCAGCTCCACCACCTCCTCCACCACCAGATGTGTTGGAAGATCCATCAGCTCCTTGAGCTGATCCACCTCCAGCATTTCCTTGAGGAGGACTTACAGGAGGACTATTTCCAGTAGAACTTCCTACTGGTCCTCCGTTTACATTATCTCCACCGGCTCCACCACCAGACCCACCAGAACCTCCCGGTCTATTTGGTGCACTAACACTTTGTAATGTTCCACCTCCTCCACCACCAGCTGAAGATTTTGTTGAAAAAGTTGAAGTGCTACCTTGAGTTGCTCTTGCGCTTGTTCCTGCTGCTCCACCACCTCCAACTGTAATTGGAAAAGCTGTTGCTGTAACTGTTATATCTCCTGCTCCGTCTAAAGGACTAGCCGTATAAGGTGTGACTGGACTTTTGTCTTCTCTAAAACCACCTGCTCCTCCAGCGCCACCAACGTCCTGTACACCTCCTCCACCGCCAGCTATTACCATATAACTTACTTGGTTATTAGCAGCAGTTTCAGCTAAAGAAGAAACAGTAAATGTTCCTGGTCCTGTAAAAGTATGAATTTTACAATTACCTGATGTAGTTATTGTACCTCCAGTTGCTTCTATAAATGTTTCCTGTAAACCATCTCCTGTTTGAGAACCTGTAAACACCACTCTCCATCCTTGAGTCGCATCAACGTAAATAAACTGTGCTGTTACATTATCTTTAGATAAAATAAAATCAGAAGCTGAACCATTAATATTTGATGAATTTCTTCCCACAGTAATTGCGTTAGTTCCAAAATTTCCTGAATAATCTGATATTGCTACTACGTTTCCTGCACTTGGTGAAGAAGGTAAAGTTATTGTAAATGCTGAACCTGTTGTGTCAGCAAAATAACCTACACCGCTTGTTGCTGTAAAACCTGTTGTTACTTTTGTAGTATTCCAAGATACTTCACCTGTAGAACCAAAACCTGCCGCCGTACCGTTGTTTGTAATTGTTGCACCTGCAGGAATTGTGAATGTATCACCACTATCTCCTAATTGGACTGTACCACAATTTGTTCTTGGACTAATTTTATTTACTTTTACTTCACTCATAATTTACCTATTGAAATTTGTACCTTATTATTACTATACCTGAACCGCCATTAGGTGCACTATAAGGTGCTGCCGCATCTATTCCACCACCACCTCCGCCAGTGTTTGTTGCACCACCTGTTGAACTGTTTGGCACAGGAGCACAACCAGTTCCACTTTGACCTAAACCTCCACCAAAACCTGGTGTTCTTGGAGAACTAGGTCCTGCACTTGGACTAGGTGTTCCTCCAGTATTATGAACTCCACCTGTCCCACCGACACCACCAACTTCACTATTTGCTCCACCACCGCCAGCATATCCAGTAGGTGTATTTGATATAGTAGAAGTAACTCCAACTCCACCATTTCCACCTCTATTATTACTCCACGTTATAGTTTCTCCTTGATCTCCAGCTCCACCACCGCCACTTCCATCGTTTGTAGGAGGACTTGCTGTTGAATTACCGCCAGGATTACCTTGAGAAGGACTTACAGAAGGTGTGTTACCTGATCCTCCTGTAGAGGGTCCTTTTGAAGAACCTCCACCAGAACCACCACTTGCACCATTTCTAGAAGAATTACTACCACCACCACCACCGCCACCAGCAGATGAAATTCCTAAAGCACTTGAAGCAACTCCTGGTGTACCAGTATTTCCATCACCAGAACCAGGGCCACCGGCACCACCACCACCTACTACAATTGAATAAGCTTGTGGTGTAACAGGCACTGCTGAAACACCCGATGTTAAAGGTCCTGGACCTGCAGAATAAGAACCTGAAGAAGTTCCCGCAGATGCTCTCCATCCTCCACCTCCACCACCAGCTCCACCACCATTTCCAGAGCCACCACCTCCACCACCAGCTACTATCATATAATCTACTACTGCAAGTGGACCACCTCCTGAATTAACTGTGAAATTTCCTGGACCTACAAATTTTGCAATTTTAAAATCTCCTACTGTTGTTAAAGTATTACAAGACCCACTAACTGAAGCACATATAAAGGCAGAAGGTTCTTCAGTGTCTTCGGCGTTTTGAACATTAATCCATCCTTCAGTGCCATCTACATAAACTAGTGTTAAAGCTTGACCATTAACACTTAAAACTAAATTAGATGCTATACCACCAATTTTTTCAGAACCATTTGCATTAATTGTTAAATTATTTGTTGAAAAAGTTCTTGTGTAATCTGAAAATGCAACTATTGCTCCAGCAGAACCTGCTGGTAAATTTGCTGTTGATACTCCACCACTTGTATTTACAAAATAACCTTCTCCGTTAGCTGCCGTGAATGTTCCTGTTTTAATACTACCTGTCTGCCAATCTACTGTCCCTGTTCTACCAAAACCTGTTTGACTTGCACCTGATGCTAAAGCTACAGTTCCACCACATCTACCAATTGTAACTGTAGATCCATCTACAACAATTGGATTACTTGCTCCTGATCCGATTGTAGTGGTTGTTCCACATTTTTTGATGATGTTTGAATCATCTGAAACTTTATTTATATTATCTACTTTTATTTTACTTGTCA